TATGAAGAGGTTGATAAAAACCCTGTTGCTGCAGAGACTGCAGCTGGGGCAGAGAATAGACTAGATCGTCCAGGTGAGGGCGACCCAGATTTCATGAAAGACTCTTCTCGGATATACATTTCTATGAAAACAGATGGTGATTCAAACTTTGGTATAAGGAATGAGAACGGGGCGATGTTTGCCCCAATTGGTGCAGATACAATTGATGATATGGCAGAGGTACCATATATCATAGCCAAGTCGGACGAGATACGTATCATCGCTAGAAAGAATGAAGCAGATGACCCAACCGGATACCCTGAGGTTAATGGGAGCATCCGCATTATAAAAGAGGGTGCAGTCGATGATGACATGGCCGCAGTACTCTTATTGCCTGATGGAACAATTCAGGTAAGTGGAAACCTAATATACTTGGGCCGTCATGCAGATGATGGTGGTGAGGCTGCTGTGGATGGTGCTTCAGGAACAGAGTCAGCTCCAGGAGAAGGAGATTCTCAGCCCTGGGTAAAGTACCAACAACTAGATGATCTTCTCACTGCGATAATGGAAGACATAAAGACATTCGCGAAAGATCTACAGGCAAACTTCAATGCCAATACAACTCCTGGTTATGGTGCACCTAACCCGTCCTTGATAACAGCAGCTTCCGCAGAATGCCAGAGCCTTCAAGATAATATGGACTCAAGGATTGCGGAGATAAATACAATCAAGTCGGCAAGGATTTTCGGGGAGTAGTTATGGCAGGGTATGCTGAGTATGGAAATAGTGACAATTATGCTGAGGGTCTTGATGATTCTTTAGAGGATTTTTATGCAGATGTTGCTAAGGCATATCAGGATTGTAAAAAATCAGGGGCAGCAGGTGAAGGTGATGATTCTTATGATCCTTATGAGACGATTAAAACGCTATCACAAGATCTTGCAAATGCTATTCATAAATTTATGCTATCAGCTAAAATAGATACAGACGTAACATACCCAGGCCCAACGTTTGAGGCAATCCCACCAGCAGATCAGGTAATGGATGCAACAATCGAGGCCGGCCCAGATGGGGTATTAAATACAGACATGTCAGGGTTCGACCCGGCTGATCCAACAACACTTCCGGATGTAGAGGGTGATGATGAACCGGCCAAGACGTATGGGACAACTAAGACCATGAATGCTATTGGCGGCCAGCTAGCTGCTGGTACCGATCCTGGCCCAATTGATGAACAGACTGGCACTGGTAAGGGACATCTAGAATGACATTAGCAGCATCAAAAGACCCAATTCTGATGGCTGGAATAGAGGCAGCAAAAATTAAGGCTATGGAGACCAGCGCTCCTGAGCCGGCCGGCCCAGAGGCAGCCGATCAGGAAGCCATGGCAGCTGATATTCTCGACGTAATGGCCACTGATATAATGAATGCAATCCACAATTATACAATTACTGCACTCGTTGTGGTAAAGGCAGATATTGATACATCATCGTCTATTATCGGTGATATAATACCATTACTAAGCGGTGGCGACCTAACCGAAGATGGAGAATCAGACTCATATGACTCTACAGGGGGTGGTGCCTTAGGACTAACAGGCTTAGAGGATGCAAAAGATGCATTATATGAAGGAATACTCGATGCATATACGTCTGTAATGGAGGCAGGTGTTGCAGATCTAGAGCCATCAGAGTCAACGGTTGATGATGAGCATATCCATGATATTCTTGCGACAAAGTTATGTGATGCTGTGCATGCATATGTAACATCTGCAATTGTAAAAACCACAGATGAGATGAAAGGCGGCCGCACACTAGCCGGGGGAACAGAGAATGTTTTTGGCACACCCATTATGGGAGTAACATTGCCCACACGGGATGGAATAGGCGAAGGCGAAGTTAGTTAATTGATATGCTACAAAACCTCTCTCCTCAATACTTAACACTGTAGGATTGGATCCATAGGAGGACAATTGTGGCTGTAGACTCTGGAAACCGTAAACAATACGACTTCAAAAGTGTCGGCGATTCATTCGAAGATTGGGAGCTAGACAACCCCATTGTTGTTAATGAGATTCCAATTGGTTTCAAAACCCCTATGGAAATGGGCCAAAATCATGAGGGACCATTCAAGATGCATATGGTTCTGGCAGATCAGGTCCGAGACAATTTCAGAAATATGTTAATGACAAATTACGGTGAGCGCTTAGGCATGTATTATTTCGGTGCAAACCTATCGAATCTGGCTCATGAGCTAGGAAGCGAAAAACAGGATATGGAAGCAGTCCGTAGAATAAAGAGGTCAGCATCAAAATACATGCCATACATTGAGCTTAAAACTTTTGAAGCATTTGTAGAAAGATTTGATAATCAACACGTTGCAAAAGTCGGGATCAGGGTTATGTATGATATACCCAAGCTCAAAGTTAAAAATAAGGCAGTAGACGTAATACTATTTACGGCAGGATAATCATGGCAATAGATGTTAAGAAAAAACTACGCAAAGAAAGGGTAAGATCATATCTTGCCCGAGATTTCGATGGATTCAGGTCCGACCTATTAAGATATGCAAAAACGTATTTTCCTGACAAGATTTCAGATTTCTCTGAAGCATCTGTTGGAGGTTTATTTTTAGACATGGCTGCAATGGTTGGTGATACAATGTCATTCTATCTTGACCACCAATTTAATGAGCTGCGATGGGATACTGCCGTTGAGCAAAAGAATGTCCGCCGACATATTGAGAATGCAGGGATCCAGATTACTGGTGCCTCGCCAGCCGCCGCTGATGTAGACTTTTATATAGAAGTACCAGCAGAGCTAATAGGGGAAGCATATGTCCCTAAGACTTCATCACTACCTACAATACTTGAGGGTACTACTGTAACTGGTGGCGGGATAACATTCAACCTGACAGAAGATGTAGATTTTTCTGAAAAAGATTTAAGCGGCGAGTTACGAGCAAATGTAACAACAGGTACAACAGACCCAACAACAGGTGTACCAATTACCTATATTGTGGTAAAGACGGGGGAATGTGTATCTGGTGATGAGATACAAGAATCTTGGGATATTCCCAGTGTACATGTTCCATTTCGAAAAATTACATTAGGAAATCCTGGTGTTACTGAGATATTATCTGTTAAGGATCGTGAAGGAAATGTCTACTATGAAATGGAGTCATTAGCCCAAGATACAGCATATAAGTGGGTTACAAACCTTGATGAAGATCAGGAAGTAGTTGAAGAGAACCTTGAAGTTGTTCCTGCCCCTTATCGATTTATTAAGCGGGTCGATACGAGAACGAAATTAACAACGATTCAGTTTGGTGGGGGAGATGCCGAAGGCACGGATGATGATATTATTCCAGATCCAAGTGAACTATCACTTCCTCTTTACGGAAAAAAATCTCTAGCAAGATTTTCTTTAGATCCAAATTCTCTTTTGGAAACCCACACGTTGGGTGTTGCACCCCGTGGTACCAGGCTATATGTTCGGTATCGATATGGAGGTGGCCTTAAGCATAATGTCGGTGCCAACACAATTGATACAATAGCAATGTTAAAAATAGAGTGGCAAAATGGGACTCCCACGCATGAAGAAGCAGCACTAGTTAGATCAACATTATCAATAATAAACCCAAGTTCCGCCTCAGGGGGTGAGGTCGCTCCATCAATTGAAGATTTAAGAAAACAAATCCCTGCTGCTAGACAAATGCAATCCAGGATTGTTACAAAACAAGATCTACTATCTAGAATATACACACTTCCCTCGAAGTTTGGTAGGGTATATAGGGCCGGTATTCGATCAAACCCTAATAATCATTTAGCAACTCAGTTATTCTTAATAAGTCGAGACAAAGATAAAAAGCTCGACTTTGCACCTGATGCACTCAAGAAGAATCTCAGGATATATTTGAATGAATACAGGTTGATATCTGATGCAATAGATGTTTTAGATGCACAAGTAATCAATTACACGGTGACATTTGAGATTGTCACCAACCCCAAAGCAAATAAAACTGTCGTAGTGCAGAACGTAATTTCTCGCTTAAAGAACCTATTAAAGACAGACAATTTTCAAATTGATCAACCCCTGCTTTTGGTTGACATGATTAACTCTATTATCAATACTGGTGATGTTATCTCGCTAGTTGACTTAAAAGTAAGCGACGCTCGTGGTACCGTGGAAGATAGAGTTTATAGCGATATTAGCTTTAACGTCGACGCAAATACGTTTAAGGGAATGATAGTGGGCCCACCGGGATCCATTTTTGAACTAAAATACCCGAATAATGATATTATCGGAAGCGCATCTTAGGAGAATAGAATGTATCTTATTTTGACAGCTAGCAAAGATGCTTATATCACAGACAAAATAATCGATAATAAGTACCGAACAAAGGATGCAAATACAGGATATGCAGCCACATTGGATGTGTTCAAGTTATGGAATGAATCCTCAGATATTGAGGACGGTTCAGCAGTACAAATTAATGGCGAGACCGGACCAATAGAGTTATCCAGGGCATTAATAAAGTTTGATTATGATACGATACAGGATTTCATTGATGATGCAAAATTAGATATAGATGCTGTGAATAACCCAACATTCGAATGTAAGCTTCAAATGGTAGATATTTCAGTCGGCCAGGGTGCCCCGATGAATTTCAATCTCATCTTATTTCCACTAGCACAAGCATTTGACGAGGGATTTGGGAAAGATGTGGGATCATTTGGTGACGTTACAGTAACTAACTGGGTCACAGCTTCATACGCGGGTGGGACAACATATTCCTGGTTTTCTGAGGGTGCTAGAGCAATGGGTGCCTTAGGCGATTCGAACATAGACATAATAGAGTTCGGTGAACTTAATGATGGCGCCGGTCCTACTGCAGCAACTTATTCTACACAATTATTCTCCGTCGGTACCGAGAACCTTGAGATGGATATTACTCGAATTGTATCCGCGTCACTATCCGGGCAGCTTGATAATCATGGGTTTCTACTCGCATATTCAGGTTCAGAAGAGACGGATGGCAAGACAAGGTTTGTTAAGCGCTTTGGTTCACGTCACGTAGGAGACCCGTATATACGTCCCCAGATTGTAGTTTCATGGGATGATAGCATTATTGATAACCACAAGAACTTCTTTTTTGACTTGACAGGTTCATTATTTTTGCAAAACTATCATTACGGTGCACCTGCAGATTTAGTTTGGGGCCCATCATTGACAGGTGTAACAGGTCCATCATGCATGGAACTATCAATAGTGTCCGACCAATTTAAGAAAACGATAGATGTTTCTCAATATAAAATAGGAGACAACTGGGTAACAGGACTATACACTGGCTCCTTTGCAATATCATCAATGGCAACTGATGACGTTAATGATGAAGATACTATCGCTGATTTTGTGCTTGCTAGTGGCTCAATAACATTTGAGGAGCACTGGGGTACCACAGCAGGGGGTACATTCGGGTTTCATACGGGAAGTTTAGAGATTAAAAGCATCTCTCGTAGTGTTTTCAATGCAACCCAACGAAGAATAGACCTAGTATCAACGAACATTAAGAAAGCATACAGGGTTGTTGATCGGCCAAAGTTTAGGGTATTTGCCCATGATTTAGATGAAGAAAGAACATCCGTTAAAATACCAGTTAAGTTAGACAGTAAAGTATTAGATTCAGTATATTATAGAGTAAAAGATGCTATAACTGGAAAGATTGTAGTACCATTTAAGACAGACAATAACGGAACGAGACTATCTGCAGACTCTGATGGAATGTTCTTTGAACTATATATGAATAACTTGCCACCAGGGCGGACATACACGATTGATTATCTGGTTACCGACTTAGGAACAGAGTTTATAGTAGAAGATAATGGCATTCAATTCAGGGTCGATAGGTAATGGCGAACAATAACGCAAATGCAAAATCCAGGCTATTTAAGCCATCAGTTGTAAGAAAACTGCTGGGTGATTCTGCTGTTATAAGAAACCGCACAGCCGCTGAGTTGTCTGGGTCAAATATCTTAGGCGAAAATTCATTTAGGTATGCTAGCCCAGGTGAGGCTCTTAAGTCAACACAACAACTACCTGTAGACTGGTCAAATTTTGCCAGCCATACATTTTTTAACTCTGCAGAAGCTAAAACAAACACCGCATTTGATGCCATCATCAATGGATATCCATTTGATGGTACCAAGGAAGAGGTAGAGGTATTTTTTGATAATCTAACGGGTTTTGAAAAGTATGTCTATGATGAATTTCCAAAGTACATGGGATTTTTGCATTTTTCTGGTAGTGCTATAGGTGAGGATGCATCAAATGGATATCCTCCTCATGACGGTACCAGCATTGATGTCGCAGACCACGAGGGCGCCCTGTTTCCAACCCTTTCTAAAAAAGCGTCAGGCAAGTCAATTTTAGATCCGGGCACTAGCTCAATTTCATTTGAGATGCAGCTGCTGATTCCATCTCAATCTATTGATTGCGGTCCACAAATTTTGCTACAAAAGCTAAGTGAAGATGGCGATGGGATAACAGTTTCTGTCAATCCTGGTGCTAGCAGTGCAAAAACGTATGATCTCAGTGTATTGATATCCTCAGCATCCGCTGCAGTTAATACAACCACAGCCATTCCAAAAGATAAGTTTAACCATGTATGTGCGATGTTTGATAGAACATTTAGCAGCCACAAAGCAAAGCTATTTGTTGATGGGGTTCAAGCAGCATCGTCAGATACATTCAATATGAAGTCGATTGTATTCAAGCCTGCACATTTACTAATAGGCACCGGATCAAGGCATGAAACGATAGATATGATAATAGATCCTGTGCAAACATTATCAGGCACAATTGATGAGTTTAGAGTATGGCATGGGCCCGTTAACGAAACCCAATTAAAGAAAAATAAGGATAGGGCTTTATTTACACCAGAAGAAAATAATCTAAAGCTCTATTTTAAGTTTAATGAGCCAGACGGAGATTATGAATCAAATGATGTAGTACTAGATTCATCAGGAAATTCTCTTCATGCAAAAGTTTCAAACTTTGATCCTATTTTAAGAGATGTACCTAGAATACTGGTTCGCCCTGGAGATGACATACCTCTCCCCGTAACACTTGAATATGAGAATACATCACCAGTTTTATTTCCATCTCATCAAGGAGTAATTGACTTAAACTCCTCACTCCTTGCCGAGGCATTAAGTTACGACGTCAATAATCCCAATATGATAACCAAGCTGGTTCCAAAGCACTATTTACTCGAGGCTCAATTTCATGAGGGGTTTGAGGTTGAGGATGGTAACATAAGGGACCCATATGACTATTACGGTTCTGATGCTGTTCCTGGAGCCGGACTTATGGGCCAACCCCAAATAATGGCTGGCCTATTATTTACATGGGCTAGATATTTTGATGAGATGAAAATGTTCATTGATCAAGCATCTAACTTGCTACATGTAGACTATGACTCAAGTGATGTGGTTGCAGATCAATTCTTGCCATTCCTTGCAAATCATCATGGGTTCGAATTGCCAAACCCATTTAGCAATGCTAGCATTGAGCAACTCTTAGAAGGCACAAACCTAAATGCAGATATGGCAATAAGTGATGGGACACTTCAACAAGTACAAAATGGTATTTGGAGATTAATTCTTACAAACCTGGGTGAGATTGTTAGGTCAAAAGGTACACTGCATGGTGTCAAGGCCTTGATTCGTTCTATGGGTATCAACCCGGATGCATACTTTAGATTTCGTGAGTATGGAGGGTCTAGAACAAGAGACCTTACAGATAACCACCGTGTAAAAACCGAAGTATCAACCATGCTAGACTTTTCGTCAAGACTAGATGGATACAGTCCATTTATCATATCTCCATTTTTATCAGGTTCTCGTATTGAGGTTGGATATCCTGAACCAGCCGGCACATTTGTAGCTACTCCGACCCCGCCAAATGCAGGGCCGTACGGATATCATGGTGTATCTGACGAGCCCAGCGACGGCCTATTCACATCTGGGTCATGGACCTACGAAGGCCTATATAAGTTTGAAAATGTTTCTTATGATAAGATTGGGGACGATATTGATCTATCAAATAGGATGTTTGTACAAAGTCTAGCCAGGCTCCAGGCGACTGGCTCAGAACCTTCTGAACCAGCATTTTATGATGGTACCGCTGTCATAGCAAACCTCGTTGCAGACTATGGTCCTATCGGGGGGAAAGAGTCAACCCTTACGTTATTCACTCGACCCGGGTATGATGAGGA